ATTTACGCGCGTCGCGATCATATATGAAACGGGCGCGATTATATCCAAATAATATTAATATTAGATTAGAATATAAAATTAATTATTTAGTCTAAGAGTTTTCTAAGTTCTGTATAATAGACCCTCGGGAGGCCGGCGGCCTAATTAATATAACCATATGAGGCCCATAGAATACCTAAGCAATTTTCAAACTTCTTTGAGATTTAACCTCATCTAAGGGAATACCTAAGCAATTTTCAAACTTCTTTGAGATTTAACCTCATCTAAGGGAATACCTAAGCAATTTTCAAACTTCTTTGAGATTTAACCTCATCTAAGGGAATACCACGGAATACTTAAGTAATCTCATCTAAGCAAACTTTAATAATTTTTAAGATATAATAAACAAAAAGGAACTGCAATGAAAATCCCAGTAACTCTCCTACTCAATTACCAGATTGAATTTGAGACATCAGATATTACCATAGAACAGCTTTGCGAGAAATATGACGTTACTACCAAGCAACTTAAGGGCTATACCAAGTGGAGCAAATCTAAGCGACTCCCACAACCTACTGAAACTACCAATATAGTTAATAGTAATAGCAATAATGATAATAGTAGTGAAGAGGTACTTGCTGATATAAAAGAGTTTAAATCTTTAGCTATGCAGCATGCCCTTAAATTCATGAAAAATGATGCTCAATTCGCAGAAGTCAAAGAGTTTAAAGATATAGTAGCTATAGTTGACTCGATAGAGAAAAGCTATAAAGATACTAAAGATACTGGGCCTACAGTAAATGTGTTAGTTCAGAATATAACTGAGAGATTTAAAGATGACGTCTGAGCAGCATAGAAAAGAACTACTACACACATATGAGCAGCGAGAGCTTAGTATTACACCAGAGCAGCAAGAGTTTATAGATACAAAACTCAGCTCTAAACTTTGGAGATTAAACAATCTCTATAAAATTAGAGATAAGGATGGGCAGCTAGTTACTCTAAGGCTTAACCACTCACAGGAAAAAGTACTAACACAGTATAAGCACAATAAGAAAATAATACTTAAGTCACGTCAGCAGGGTATATCTACGCTATACTTAGCTTATAATATGGATGATTGCCTATTTAAGCCTGGATACTCTGCTGGTATACAATCATATGGATTAGATGAGTCTAATAAGCTCCAGCAGAGAGCACAGATAATGTGGGATAATCTCGATGAAGATATTAAGAATTTATTTGGGCTCAAACTAGATAGCAATAACCAGAAAGGTATGACATTCTCGAATGGCGCTATACTTAAGATAGGTAACTTCCGTGGAGATACACTACAAGCCCTACATGTATCTGAGCTTGCTAAAATAGCTAACTCATATCCAGATAAAGCTAGAGAGCTTAAGACAGGAGCATTTCAGGCGGTATCAGTAAAAAATAAGATTACCGTAGAGTCAACAGCTGAGGGTGATAACATGTTTAAACAGATGTGGGATAGGGCTGTACTTAGACAAGCATCATCACGTAAGTTAACTAGCTTAGACTTTATGCCAATTTTTCTTAGCTGGAAAGAAGACCCAGATTGTACATTAGTGGAAGAGTATCCTATATCAGAGCAAGCACTAGAGTATATAGATAAATATAGCTTAGACTTAACGCAAGAGCAAGTATGGTGGTTGAGTGCTAAAATGGAAGAGTTGGGTGATGACTTTAATCAAGAGTATCCACTAACACCAGAATTAGCATTCCAAGCTAACATAGATGGTATGTATTTTAAACACCAGTATAAGCGTCTATTAGAGTCAGAGCCTAGAAGAATTACTAAAGTATCATATAACCCTGATTACAAAGTACATGTTAGTTTTGACCTTGGATTAAATGATGAAATGGTACTACTGTTTGCACAAGTAATAGATGGTAAGCCATATATAATAGATGAATACCATAATAAAGACCATGGGATAGATTTCTACTGTGAGATACTTAGTAATAAACCATATGTTGGTAACTATGCCCCTCTAATACTGCCACATGATGCTAACCAGCGAGAGCTCAGTACTGGTAGAACTAGGATAGAGGCTTTTAGACGAAATGGGTTTAGGTCTATTAATTTATTAGTACGACTAAGCTTCCAAGACTCTATTGAAGCTGCTAGACAGTTAATAGATACCTTGGTAATAGATGATGAGTGTGTAGATACTTTAGCTGCTATACAGAACTATAGGAAAAAGTATGATAAGAAAACTGGTATGTTCCTTAATACTGATGTACATGATATACATTCAAACTATGCTGCGGCATTAAGGTATCTAGCACAAGGGTTAACATATAGTAAAGTAAAAAATAGTAAACCAAAGTCATTAGAGCAAAAATATAGAGAATATAAAACTTTAAAAATTGATGGCTATAGTTTATAGTTTAAACTTATTTTAATATTAGTTATGATATAATAAAGTATATTTAAAAATTAAAGGACAGTAAATGAGTACTCCAGAAACCAATCCTGCTACTCAAACTGATAAAACTCAGTCTGAAGCAGAAACACAACCAACTCCGGAAGAGCTTCTAGCTTTAGCTGAGAAACGCCGTAGAGACACTCAGGCTGCTTACACTAAGTCTCAACAAGCCCTAAAGGCAAAAGAGGCTGAGTTAGCTAAACTTCAAGAACAGCTACAAAAAAGAGTTCAGGTTAATATCCCAGAAGATGTTAAAGCTGAACTTGAAGAGCTTAAATATGAGGACCCAGAGGCCTGGAGAAATCGTATGAATAATCTTGAGGCAGAAGCTAAACGTGAGCAGGAGGCTGAACTTGCTAGTCTGACGGGAGAAGCTCGTAAAGCTGCTGAGGCTCAATTTGAGCTGTCTAGACGACAACAAGTTTTAGAGGAATTCAACGCATCGGCTTCAGTAGCTATTACTGATGAGCTCATTGCTAATGAAGTACCGCCGAGAATAACTAGAAAGCTTGATAGTGGAGAAATTTCATTCGAGGAATTCCTTAGTGAAGTTGAAGACTATGTAAACAAAGGTAAGGTTGTTGCTAAAGAGGAAACTCTTGGCCAACCTAATCTTAACAAACTAGGCGGAGGCAAAGAGCCTTCTAAAAATAAAGCAGATGCTAACATTAGTGATGCATATGCTAATGATATCTATTAAAGGATAAACTATGGCGACAGGTGAAGTGTCAATTGGTTCTGATTTAGAACGTAAAAAGTGGCTGAGAGAAGGTTTAATTCAAGCAGCATCTACATCATTTTGGGGACCTTACACTGGTAAATCTAGTGATGCGGTTATCTACCAAGAAAACAATGAAGGTGCAGCAGCTGGTCATACAGTAGTATTTGACTTCTCAGGTAAAATTAGTGGTAAAGCTATTAAAGGTAAAAATCAAGCATATGGTAATGGTGAGATTAAACGTAAGTTCTCAGACAAAATTACTGTTGAGCGTTATCGTATCCCAGTAGACAATGGTGATAAATTTGATGGTGTAAATATTGGTGATTTATCAATCAATGAGCACTCTGATAGTCGTGCTAAACTTGCTGACCTTTTCATTCGTTGGAAAGACCAAATGATTTTTGATGCACTTCAAGGTGGTACAACTGGTAATCCATCTCATATTATTGAGACAACTACTGCTGGTGCATTTACTTATGATGACTTGCTTAAAATTGAGACTATTCTCAAAACTGGTAAAGGTTATACATCAGGTATTAAACGTGCTCCACTAGAACCTTTTAGAATTGAAGGTGGTAAATCAGTATGGTTAGTTGTTCTTGACTCAGCACAAGCTGCAGCTCTTAAGGGTGATGCAAAATATCAAAGTCTTGTTGTACAAGGCGATGTCCGTGGTGCTAATAACCGTGTAATTAGCGGTCTTATTGGTAAACTAGGTAACCTACTTATTGTTGAAGGCCCAGATTTCTTTGGTTATACTGATGGTTCAGGTCAATTTGGTCTTGAAGACTCAGAAGTTGAAATCGCTGGTCTTAGACAATATGATGACTTAGGTGTTTGGTCAGGTCAAGCAACATTTGATGAGGCTACTGCTAACTCAAGAGGTCTTATCTTAGGTCAAGGTGCTTGTCAAACTGCATTTGGTAAAATGCCAGATTATAAATTCCAAGAGTCTACTGACTTTGGTATTACATCTGAGTCTGCTGTTGAATATTGGACTGCTGCAAAACGTACAAATCTAAAACTAGAAGGTGGCTCTGTTTATAAAGAAGCTAAAATCTCTGGTCTTGATTATGGTGTTGTTGCACTAGATATGAAGCACGCGTAACCAATTAGAGCTCTCCTAGGAGAACTCTATATTGTTTATAAAGGAAGATAAATGTTAGTATCAGATATAATTACTACTGTTAGAGCTTTAATATCTGACCCACAAGGTCAGCGATGGGATGATGCTATACTAATATCATTAATAGATGAGTGTCAGAAATTTATATGTAGAAAAGTGGATGTTCTTTATAATAAAGAATACATCACTGTATCAGCTGGTATATATGATGTAGCTTTAGCTTATTCAGTAGGCACAGTTTATAAAGTTTTGGATACAGTAAATAAAAGAAGTCTAACTTTTACTACTGAGGAAGATTTAGATGCTAAAGGTTACTGGGAAGATACTACTGGTACTCCTACACATATAGTGTTTAATAATCAAAGTAAAAGAAATTTTACATTATACCCTACTCCTGCACTTGATACAAATATACTAGTTAAATACTCTGTAATACCAGATACATTAACATCAGTTACAGATAGTGTTATACTACCAGAAGAATATTCACCACTGTTTAAATACTATGTTACTGCTCAACTATTTATGTTTGATATGGATAGTATGAATAGGCAATTTGGTAATGAACAATTCCAGCTATTTAATGCTGAACTTATTAATATAAAAAATGATTATGCTATCAATAATACTAATATTGATAGACAAACCAAACAAAGGAAATTCTAATGGTAATTCAAGCCAATACCCAAACACCAAAAACATTTACTAGTGATACAACATTGCAGAGAACTTCACAAGCTGTTATTTATTTTACAGATGATAACTCTAAAGGACTTAATGAGTGGATGCAGCTTAATGATGAAATTCCAATAGCCACAGTACCTGCGAACACAACGTGGTATTTCTATTGCAACAGTGATGCCTCTATGGCAGAAGTGAGTGTGTAAGATGAGTACTGTAGATTTAAGACCAAATGCAGATATACGCAAAACTTCTCAGGAGGCTTTAGACAAAGTAAACGCAGCATACATAGGTCAGTCAGCCGCATCAATAGGGTACGCAACAAAAGCAGACTTAGACGCAGACTTGACTCCTGCAGACGGTGTACTTGCTATTGTGACAAACGATGCAACAGCTACAAACAATGGAACGTATAGAAAAAGTGGAGCTGCTGGTACAGGGAGCTGGGTGCAGAGTTCTTATGATAGAGTTGCTTTGGTTGAGGGTGATGTAAATAAGCTTATATCTGTCGCCGATAATTATAATGTGCTCAGAGCAAGCACAGGGCAAGACTGGTTAAACAGTAAGTTTTTAGATATTGAAAACAGTGATGACAAGTTGATAGCAAGTGCTATTTACAACATACGATGTGTAGACTATACTGATACTCAAAAATCTGCTACATATTGGGTTTCACAGGTTAGAAAGCTTGAGAGCGGGTACACAACAAGAGTTGATATAACAGACGGTACAGATACTTGGATACATTATACAAACTATGATATTCCTACACTTGACGATTCTCCTTTTAATGCAAAAACGGCAGTTGTTAATGGGATGTACTTTGAACTTACAGTTGATTTTAAATATCTATCTGCAGGTTTTATAAGAGTTGTACCTCAAAATGTACTGACATTAGGCTCTCGAATATTCAAACCTGCACCACCTGTATTTTTAACACCAGCTGATAAAGATGAGCTCAATACAAAAATAGATAATGCTGTAACTGAATTGAAAAATGCAAGCACATCTTTCTTCGACTATACAAATGCTCCAGCGACAGATGCTTCTTATGATAACTTTGTAGCTCTTGACAAAGCTGTTTCAAAAGTTGTGGCGACAGGCTTTAGTGATGCAGAAGCTGCTGGTGAGATTTATATCATCACGATTACACGTAATGACCCTGATTACGGAGATACGTTCACTGTTAAGATAGATGCAACAGGAAATACTCTTGATTTAGTCGGCACATTTGATGACACTACTAATGGTGTCTCTACATTTAGAGTAGGTGGTGCAGATAAGTATTTGGATATTACAATCGACTTCTCACTGATAGGAGAGGGAGT